ATGGTACACTCTTATTTTTATGTTTAAATGGAGATGCTTGCTAAACATTGGTGTACTTAGTTGGACGAGAATCTTTTCAAAAAATATCACAAATATAATTGATATTTATATAATTTTCTAGTACAATTAAGGTAATTATTTATCTTATTAGTACAGAAAAGAGGTGAGATGTCTTGAATAAAAGTTTTAAAGTTAGGATATATCCAAATATGGAGCAACAAGTATTGTTAGAAAAGACATTTGGTGCGAATCGATTTGTTTATAATTACTTTCTCAACTTAAAAAGTAAGTTGTACGAGTTTTATAAAATAAATTTGAGTTATAATAATTCTTCTAAGATTATGACAGAATTAAAGAAACAAAAGTCTTGGCTTAAAGAGGTTGATAGTGTTTCTTTACAGCAGAGTCTTAGGGATTTAGATAGTGCATATCAAAACTTCTTTAGTGGGAAAAGTAAATATCCTAAGTTTAAACAGAAAGATGGTAAAAACTCTTATCGTACTAATTCTAATATTAAAATTAGTAATCGATATATAACAGTTCCTAAGTTGGGTATGTTGCGTTTTAGAGATAATTATAATCTAGAGGATAAAAACATTCTCAAAATTTATAATGTAACAATCTCTAAGACATCTAGTGGAAAATATTATGCTAGTATTTCATCCGAGGTTTATATTCCGTGTTTTGAGAAAACCAATCAAAATGTATGTATAGACTTGGGATTAAAAGATTTTGCGATTTTCAGTAATGGTAAAAAGATAGATAATCCTAGGATATTAGAACATCTTGAAGTTAAGTATAGAAGATTATCTAAATCACTTTCTAGAAAAGTTAAAGGTTCAGCTAATTATAGAAAATCTAGAATTAAGTTAGCAAGGTTTCATGAGAAAATTGTTAATATTCGTAAAGATTTTCTACATAAGTTATCAACTAATATAGTTAGAAGTTATGATATTATATGTATAGAAAGTCTTAATATAAAGGGGTTAATGAAATCTATGTTATCAAAATCATTTCAAGATGTTTCATTGTATGAATTTGTGAGACAGCTAGAGTATAAAGCTAGTTGGTATGGTAAAACTATTTCTAAAGTAGATAGATTTTATCCATCATCACAACTATGTTCTCATTGTGGGTATAAAAATAAAGATGTTAAGAATCTGAATATTCGTGAGTGGACTTGTGCTAATTGTGGTACACATCATGGTAGAGATATTAATGCATCAACTAACATTTTGAATGAAGGATTACGACTCTTAGAGAGTATATAAATATATAATTATAACCGTGGGACACATGGGGATAGCCTACTGAATCTGAATTCCAATGCTTTTATACTAATGTGTAGAAGTAAGTATTCTTGGGTAGGAACTTCAATGGCTTAAAAGTCATGAGAGGATGTCAGGTACATTATAGACCTTAAAAGTAGATTTTGTATTTCAATTTTATACATATTGTTAACTAGCATGTGGTTAGTTGATAATGTTTTATTGTTACTTTGGGGGTATTAGGTACTGCATGAATAATAGTGAAAAGACATACTTATCAGATATTTCTGTATTTGATAGGAGTGTATACGAGAGTAATGTACCTACGGATTCTACCTCTAATTCTGTTCTAAGGGTAATTAGAGGGCCGCTTGCTGAGTGGGATTCTCTAAATAGGAATGGTAGAAAGTATTCTGAGAAGTTATGGGATAATGTTCTTGCTAGTCCATACGTAACAGAACAGTTAATGTATAATACCTTATATGGTGAGGCTAATCACCCCGCTGATAGGATGGAAGTAGATTTTGAGAGGGTTTCTCATAGGATTGCTAAGATGTGGAAAGTGCCACAATCTAACCAAATCTTCGGTGAGATACATATTCTTGATACTCCTTTTGGTAGAATCATTAATACATTATATGAGGCTGGTGGTGTTATCGGCTATTCATCTAGGGCTGGTGGTGCATTACATCAACGTAAGGATTATATTGAGGTAGATGAGAATCAATATAATTTTATTACGTTTGATGCTGTTCCATTCCCGTCTGTTCAGTCTGCACGTCCTAATGATGTTGTAACTGAGGGTGTAGTTGAAAAACAGACACTAGAAACAAATGTTCATAACGCTCTTTTTAAAATTATTAAAGAGTGTGATGAAAAGGACTTTAAAAATATTAAGTCCTTTATATATAGCATTGATGGTTATGACTTAACACCTGAGAGGTTATTACTTGAAAGTGTTGAGGATATAATCGTTGCTAAACGTGATGAAGCTGTTGTAGATGACGGAGACACTATTGAGGTTATTGATGATAGTGAATCACAAATTGATACTTTACAGCGAACACTTCAATCTATTAAGGCTCAAAAACAATCTCTTGAAAAAGAGAATGAGGGTTTGAAACAAAGTTTAGACAATGCTCTAAATAAAATTTCAAATGTACTTCAAGACTCTAAGAATAAAGAGGTCGAGATACAATCTGAAGTTGAAAGCCTAAAAGACACTATTGCAAGGAAAGATGCACAGATTATTGAGTTGCAAAATGAGATTGATGAGTTACAGTCTGATTTAGATGAGTTAAATTCTATTGAGGAAGCCTGCAAGGCATTAAAGTATCAAAATACTTCTCTAATTCAAGAGGGTTTGACTACATCTAATAGAGAGTTAGAACGTAAGCTAGATGAGAGTTTAAAAACTAATAAGTCTTTAGGTGAGGATAATAAAAATCTTTCACAAGATAAAGACAAATTAGAAAATGAATTATCTGAAGCTTATGATGAGATTGCATTAGCTGTTACTGATATTAATAAGAAAGATGCGTTAATTCAAGCACAGCAAGATACAATCACAGCTTTAAAAACAGATGTACAATCACTAACTGAGGAATTAGATGGTGTTGAGGGTGGTTATCAATCTGCTATTGATAGGAGAGATAACCAAATTGAAGAATACGAACAGAAGATTAAAGACTTAGAGGCAAAAATTAGAAAGCTTAGTGGTGAGGTTGATTCACTTGATGAGTCTTATAATTCCATTAAAGCTGTAAATAAATCAATCAAACATGATTTAATTTCAGTCATTGCTGGTAATTATGGGTTAACAGTAGAATCTGTTCAGTCTAAGTTGCCTGTAGGTTTTAATAAGTCTGATGTATATTCTATTTGTGAATCCATGAGTAATAACAATAGTATGAATACATTTAAAAATTCTATTGTAGATACTCAAATTGTTAATGAATCTTCCCGTGTTAGAAAAGAGAATATCGTAAATGCTAAGCCTAGAGTTGGTGAGTTATTCTCTAATCGGAGGGGTTAGTGTTCATTACTATATAAGTTAGTATAAATTTTATTTTAAGGGAAATAATTTAACATATGAAAACAAATATTTATGAGCAATATCGTCCATTGTTGGAATCTTGGAGTGCATATACAGATGTAGTTAAAGAACATGTAGAGGGTTACTCCGATGTAGAAGCAACTCAACTTTCTTTGTTGCTTGAAAACACAAAATCTGAATTAGAAATGACTAAAGGTCGTATGATGAATGGTACAGCTATTCATGAAGGCACTGACATTTCTATGGTTAACACTTTCACTTCTAATGTGTTCGATATTATCACAGCAGTAATGCCTAATTTGATTGGTGAATAAAAATATTTGTTCGTAGTCCTTATTTTCAGTAATGAGAGTAAGAAAATACACTTAATTGCTAGGAGTCCGTAAAGCTAACTAAACTACAACATAACTCGAAAGGGTAGGTGTGAATGTGGCGAAAGCAGAAAAAATTAGTTAGATGACATAAGGTGAAATAAAAGCTATAGTAAAATATAGTCCTAAGTGTTGCAATAATTGGTAATTAGCAGTTATAATATATTTATTATGATTAAAGATATTGACTTTGTAGAGTGCCCTATATGTGGTCATAGAGGGCAGAGGTTGGTTAGACATATTAAAGGTAAACATGGTATGTCTTTTGAAGACTTTAAAACTAATTATCCTAATTGTGAAACAACATGTAAGGTTGTTAGAGATAGGATAAAGAGTAAAACTAAAGAGTCTGTTAATACAACTTCATGTAGAGAAAAAAGAAAAAAGTGGTATACTTCTGAAGAGGGTAAAGCAACTCAAAGTAAGAATGGTGCTAAGGCTTGGTTAGATGAGGATTTTGTTATAAGACATAACAAAGCTGTTTCAGTTAGTTCTAAAAAGATGTGGTCTGATTCTAATTTTAGGTCTAAGCAGTCTGAGTTGATTAGAGATTCTTTAAATACTGATAGGGTTAGGAAATTACATCATGATAGATTAGTTAAGATGTGGGAAAATCCAGAGTATCGTTTAAAGATGACATTAAATGCCGCTAACATGGTTATAGATGGTAAACTTGGTAAGAGTATTAGCTGTAATGTTGGTGGTATTGATTATACTTTTAAGAGTACATGGGAAATGGAATTCGCTAAAGTTCTTAGTACTTTAAATATTAATTTTTTGTATGAGGGAATAAAGTTCAAATATTTCTTTGATGGTATTGTTAGAGTATATGTACCTGATTTTTACTTAGTAGATTATAATGCTTTCATAGAAGTAAAACCTAAATGTTTTCAATCAGAAGAAATTAATGTTATTAAACTTAATTCAGTAAGAGATAAAGGATATCGAATCTTTTATGTTGGTGATGATGAGTATAATAACATTGATTATATAAAATCATTAATAAATAGATTGTAATTCAACGACTATCCTGAAGCACATAGGGCATTAAAATAAATATGTGTGTATAGACGTGAAATTCGTCAAAAGGAGTACGGCTCTAGTGAGTGGGTGAGAATCCCTTAAATGGAAATGGTGTACCCCTATAATATAGGGTGTGATATAGTCTATTCTCATGTGAAAGCATGAGAGTACTAATGGAAACGATTAGTACGTAATATTAAAGTGCGAATGATATCGTGTCAGTTCAACCTTTGGATAGGAGGAATGGTCAAGTATTCTTCTTGAAATTCACTTATGGTAACAACAAAGGTGGTATCAAAGCTGGTACTGATATGATTTCATCTCAACGTGGTTTCACTGGTGGTGATTTCAGTGGTGAACACGTAAGTGGTGAGTCCTTGACTATCACAGGTGGTAATGTAACTCAAAAAGTGTTGCATACTCCTATCAAGCCTGGTACATTCCGTTTGACTTCTGAAGATAAAATCGGTGCAGAGTTAATCGATGTTCCTGATGCAACAGGTAAAAAAGGTACTATTACTGATACAGCTACTACAGGTTTGGGTGCTGGTACTGTTGATTATGTAACAGGTGAAATCACATTGACTGGTGTAACAGTTGCACATTTGGAAGCTGATTTTGATTATGACCAAAATAGCTTTGATGCTCCTGTAGACCAAGTTGATGTACGTGTAGTTTCTGAGCCAGTAGTTGCTCGTCCACGAAAATTAAAATCCGTATACATGTTTGACGTTGCATACGATAAAATTGCATAAAATGTAATTTTTAGATTACATTTTTAAGTCGCATGATTCTAGTAATAGAGTCTTGAATAACCTAGTGAATTGCTGAAAAACCGTAAAGCTGTGACACCTAATCATGGGTGATGAAAATCAGAAACAAGTTCACAGATGACATAAGGTGAAATAAAAGCTATAGTAAAATATAGTCCTAAGTGTTGTGATAATTGGCAATCAGCAGGTTTGTATAGTATAATAACTTCATAGGTGGTGATTAACTTATGAAGTTTAAATATGTTGAAGGTA